ATCTCATATTGCCAGACCATGAAATCAACTCCCAAGCGTCAGTCAAACCAGCAATACCATGAGGTAGGC